AGATTTTTCAAGATTAAAAAATTGATGTAATGTTTTAATGGGTGTTTTGCATTCTGATATTTTTTGTTTTTCTTCAAAATATCCAAAAATATACTTACTGTTATCCAAATAATAATCAATTTGCTTTTGTTGTAATTTAGAAATTTGTTGGTTCAATATTTTAATTTTATCCATGGATTCCTTTTTTTGTTTTAACATTGTAATTTCTTGTTGAAGTTTAGGAATAATTATTTTAGTATCTTTGTTGAATTGTTCAATAAAATCAGAGTGTTTTTTATCTAACATGAATGGAATATCTTTATTTTTTTGTTTGTGCATTGATAAAGTATTAAGTTGAACATTTAAATTAAAAATACAATATTATGTAAATGAATAAACATAAGTTTATAATTAATGCAATTGATGATGGATGGATAGTCTACAAAAAAAATAATACCTATATTTTTAAACGTCGACATCATGGGTTAACTAAATATTTTTTAAATTCGTATATTGACAAATTTTTACAGAAATATAATTAAATGTTTATTTTCAATTTTTTTTTCTTTAGCAATATTATAAGATGGGAGGCGGTTTAATGCAATTAGTAGCTTATGGCGCACAAGACGTATACCTTACTGGTAATCCTCAGATTACTTTCTGGAAAGTGACCTACCGTAGGTACACTAACTTTGCCATGGAGGCAATTGAGCAAACTTTCAACGGTCAAGCCGACTTCGGCCGCCGTGTAACATGCACCATCTCGCGCAACGGCGACCTTGCCCACAGCACCATCCTTCAAGTAACTCTTCCTCAGATTGGCCAAGAGCTTGCCAATCCTTCCAGTGGTGGCAAGCCCTCTGCTGTTTTCGCTCGCTGGCTTGATTTCCCTGGTGAGCAGCTCATCTCCCAGGTTGAGGTTGAGATTGGTGGTCAGCGCATCGACCGCCACTACGGTGACTGGATGCACATCTGGAACCAGCTTACCATGCCTATCGGCCAGGAGGATGGCTACTTCAAGATGGTCGGCAATACCACCCAGCTCACCTACATCACCGACCCCTCGTTCTCGGACGTCGATGGTCCTTGCGAGGCTGATGCACCCAGACAGATTTGCGCTCCTCGTAACGCACTCCCTGAGACCACCCTTTACATTCCTCTTCAATTCTGGTTCTGCAAGAACCCCGGTCTCGCTCTTCCTCTCATTGCTCTCCAGTACCACGAGGTTCGTATTAACATCGACCTTCGTCCTATTGATGAGGTTCTCTGGGCAGTTAGCAGCTTAGGGTGCTTAGACGGTTCGGCCAAGGTAACTGCTGCCTACAACCAGTCGCTTGTTGCTGCATCCCTTTACGTCAACTACATCTTCCTTGACACGGATGAGCGCCGGCGCATGGCCCAGAATCCTCACGAGTACCTCATTGAGCAGCTCCAGTTCACTGGCGATGAGTCGGTTGGTTCGTCCTCCAACAAGATTAAGCTCAACTTCAACCACCCCGTCAAGGAGCTCATCTGGGTTGTACAGCCTGACGCCAACGTTGACTACTGCGGCTCGTTCACCTGCAACCAGCTCCTCAACAAGGCTCTTGGTGCTCAGCCATTCAACTACACCGATGCCGTTGATGCTCTTCCCAACGCCATCCATGCCTTCGGTGGGCCCAGCGCCATTGCTGCAGGCGGCCCAGACGGCAAATCGTTCATTGACAAGAATGGTCTCTTCCAATTGGCAGGTGCTGGTGATACGTTGGTTGATGCATCCAACAACGCTTACGACAACTTCTGGAACCACGATGCTGGCAGTTATGATGGTGATACCGCTGGTAGCGGCGGGTACTACTCCACCCCTAACCTTGCTCCTGCTTCCGGCCAAGGCCAAGAGTCGTACGTTTCGGATGCCGGCACCTTCGTACTCTCGCAGACTGCTCTCAAGCTCCACTGCTGGGGTGAGAACCCAGTCGTCACGGCCAAGCTCCAGCTCAACGGCCAGGACCGCTTCTCGGAGCGCGAGGGAACCTACTTCGACCTTGTCCAGCCTTTCTTCGCCCACACCCGCACCCCCGACACCGGCATTAACGTTTACTCGTTCGCTCTCCGCCCTGAGGAGCACCAGCCATCCGGCACATGTAACTTCTCGCGCATTGACAATGCCACCCTTCAGCTCGTTCTCTCCAACGCAACTGTTCAGGGCACATCGACTGCCAAGGTTCGTGTGTACGCCACCAACTACAACGTTCTAAGAATTATGAGCGGCATGGGTGGCCTGGCGTACAGTAATTAGCTGGGACATACAAACTTATATTGTATTATCAAAAAAAAATATTTATATTGTTTTACAAATATTATAAATTATTTTGGTAATTGTTCAAATATCTTCTTTATTTTTTTACGTTGTTCTGCAATTTGTTTAGCGTGTAATTTTTTATATTCTTCATCTCCATACTTTTTACGTAATGCATCGCGTTGAGCTTGTTTTCTAATTCTTTCTTTTTCACGTTTTTGTTCATCGGTTAATTTATTACCTTTTACAATTTGTCGTGTTTCTTCAATACCGTTAATATCATTTTTAGTTTCTTTTTTGTGTTTATGATAAATAAGCATACATTTATTCATAAATGCATCATATGTATTGTCTCTTTTAATATAATTACAATTACCACAACATGATTTACAATTATCTTCAATATAGCCAACTGTATTATCCATACGGTCTAACCCATTTTTATGAGTTTGGCTTGGCATTTTTCCACATAAATAACAAGATTCTTTTGTTTTTTCTTCAAGAAATTCTTTTGATATCATAAAATCAATACTTTGTTCAGATGCACGCATTTTATATTTTTTATAATTTACGGTAATAATGTCTTTAAAATCATCAGGATACAATGTTCCATTCACCATTTTTAAATGGGTTACTATGTGTTCTGCACGATGAATAAATATAGTTGGACCTAAACATCCTTTCATCATGTTACACATTTCACAACAAGATACTACATTGTCCAATTTATATCCTTGTGTTGAATTAACTCTATCTATTCCATTAAACCCTTTGGATTGAATTATTCCACAATAGTAGCAAGGTAACACTACCATATCCATAAAATCTCCTTTGGTAATTGTGAATTCCAACTGTTTTGTTTCTGCACTTCGATTATAGTTTACAAAATGGTAATCGATATTATCATTTTTTTGTTGGTTGATTAATTTCACTTTTTCGGGGTTAGCATCACGCCAATGTTTAGCTTGTTCTGAATTGCGTTTCAGAAATCCTTCCAAATTAGATTCAATGAGCCTTGCTCTAGCTTCCAGCCAGTAACCAGCAACTTTTTCATAATTTGCTTCTTTCCAATCCTTTTTTACTACTTTTCGTTCTGGTTTCTTGGCATTTTGGTTGGCTAATTCACGCACATGTTCTTTTTCTCGCTTTTCATCTGCACGTTGATTTGTTTTTCGGCACAGTAAACAGGTCTTGGTTTCGCCGAGTTTTCCTTGAAAAGATTCCATAGGTTTCAGGATGCAACATATTGAACATTTCTTTTCGGTTTCTGTTTTGATAACTTCTGCACCACGTTTCTCATGGTCTTTTTCACGGTCTGTTTTCAAACAGTGTTCGCATTTTGTGTAACCAGACAAATGCAATTGGTTACGGCAACCACGATTTACGTTAACACAGCATTTTAGTCCGAGTTCGGTAGTTTCATCGATAAACAGACAAAGTTGGTGTTTCCCGCAATACTTGTTCAATTCACTTTTCTTAAATTTGCAATCTTGCTTAGCACATACTATAATTTCTTTTTTAGGTTTGACACGATTTCTGCATTCTTCGCATGTTTTTTGAGTTAAATATTTCATCTTTTTACAACCAGTACAAAGTGTGGAGTTTGTAATCATTTCAGGAGTGTAGTCTTTCATATAGGTATGAAATTTACAAAAGGGACCTTTAAATCGGCAGGCATTACCGTTTACGTCACGTGCAGGGCAAGACATAGGATGTACATATTTAAAATTCTATTACAAGTCAATTTTAAAAAACCATACAAGTAAATTATGGATAAATCAAGTAACTATTATATTATACAATAATCAAGTATCTATTTACTATATTTATGTGTTTGATATTTAGCCATATTTAATATGATTAAATATATATGATTCGTCCATTGTGGTTTTACAGATTTGAAAGTTTAGTTGAACGCCGACAATTGCCCGCATATGCTCGAATTGAAAGTGTAAGTGCGGTCACTGGACAACCTAGTCCATATGGATGTGGATGGAATGTGTTGTTTATGTTAGATATTGTAGATAGAGAATATGCACAAGCACAAACAGATATGATTGTTGCAGCCCATGATGCGGTGGGCGCAATAGCGGGCGACGGCGCAGCACAAGCAGCACATGGTGGATTACATATGACAACTATGGTAGAACTCATTCAACCTTTCTCCGATACACCACTTCATTATATACAATGGACAATTGCACCTACAGATAGAACCCCCGAATTATTTAGAGCTGCAATTCAACAATTGTGTTTTCCAAAAGATGAAATAACGCAACCATTTGCCTATGTAATTATTAAATTATTATATAATATTGAGAATAACATAGGTCATACTATTTTATTACAATTTTCACGAAGAGCAGACGGATTATATGATTGTCATTCGTTTGATGTTCAAATGAATCGTGTAAATACATTTGAGGAATTTATTGTTTATTTACTGCAACATCCTGTTTTTATGGGTATAAGTGTTATTGCTAGACCAACAGTTGGCGGTAAAAATAAAAATAAAACAAAGAATATGAAAAACAAAAGAAATAAAACAAAAAAAATGAAAGGTGGAGGATTTAATTTTAAAATGATTAAACCTCTAGACCCAGAGTTAAATCCTATGTCAGATGAAGATTATGAAATATACATGAGCGGGATGAATACTATTTTAAAGGACGAACCATCTAAACTTTCAACACAAACTACTGCATTTAATTTTTCAAAAAAACATTTTGTTTAAAATTACTTAAAGAATATACTTTATAATATGTATAATGCCCTTGTAGCTCAATCGGAAGAGCGTGTGACTGTTAATCACAAGGTAGACAGATCAAAACTGTCCGAGGGCGTTATATACGCATGGTTTCCCGAGCGGTCAAAGGGGCGGGGCTTAAGATCCCGTGACTTCTGTCTTCGTGGGTTCAAATCCCACATCATGCAAAAGTTCAATTTTATATTAGGGTATAAAATTGAAATGAGTTATCTGGTAAATTTGTATATTTCATTAAGTTATATTTTTATAAACAATAAACAATACAATAGGAACACTAAAATCACACCATAATGATGTAAGAGTAAATGGTTCATTATTATATATGGATGATATATAGGCTACTATAAAAGACAGTGTTATAATCATCGATGTGCTTCTATGTTTTCTACTAAGTAATGCAGGTATAAACCATACCAACACATACATTAACATTGTTGGATTAAAGTCATAAATATCTGCAGCAGTCCAATTCCAATATAAATGATTTTTATTTTTTTTAGTACAAACCGATTCACCTATTAAATAACTATTTTTTACACTATTTTTTGTTGTATACAGTAAACGTGTATATATATATATATATATTAACAATTATCCACGATAAAGATAATGCCATTCCTGTAACAAATATATTTTTTTCACATTTTTCACTATTGGTATAATAAAAAAAGTTCCACATGAGTGGTTGTAAAAGTACAAATAGATAAGCAACTTCCGTCAATAATTTATTGATGGGATTATTGCATTCGTTCACAATGTAATATTGTATTCCTTGTAATATTTCCATGCCGGAATAAAATAACAATAACATGGGTACATAAGTATATTTCAACTTGTTGTAAAAATAAATGTATATTGTTGTAGCTATTCCAACAACTGCAAACGAAAAAGAAATTTTACTTTAATAACACATATAATATGTGACATTTTAATTTTATCAAAATATTATTATAATATATGATACTAATTATTTATTTTATTCTATTAATTTGTTTTTTTTCTACTACTTACAAAGAAGGTTTAAATTTAAGAAAAAATAAATACGATTCTTTTTTTAAACGTAACCATATACAAAATGATAAAGAAAAATCAATATTAACTTATCAAAACAAAAGTGTAAAATATAAATATTTAAACAAAGATACGTACATTAATGAAAAATCGATTGTCAAAAAAATATTAATGGATAATGCAATTCCAACTTCAAATTATTACGTGTGGAATCCATCTATATCAGTAGACCATAATATGAGTAATTTATCTGTATTAAAACGGCCACTTGTCATTAAACCAGATATAGGACATCAAGGAGTTAACGTTACCACGGATATTATGGAAGATAAAGATATTCTTAAAAAAGTGAATAAACTTATTAAAATGAATGCAACTGTATTGATTGAAGAACAAATACAAGGATACAAAGAATACAGAGTTACTGTGTTAAATGACGTAGTTATAGGTGCAACTGAAAAAATATCTGCATCCATTAGCGGAGATGGTACACATAGTATACTTGAACTCATTGACGAATACAATAAAAAAAAGGATTACAAAATACACACCGTAGATTATAATTATATAAAACAACAAGGATACACTAAAAATGATATATTGCCGCATGGTGTTAAACTAAAATTAACCAATGTGGCTAATATGAGCAATGGGTCAGAGATTAAAAATGTAGATTTAGATTTGATAAATCCTATGAACGCTATGATGTTTAAACAAATTAATCAATTGTTAACATATCAGGTATCTGGTATTGATTATTTAGGAGATTTATCGGTTCCTTATATGTTGATGGGGTCGGTGATTGAAGTAAATCCGGCACCAGGTATAGACATTCATTATAATGTTGTAAAAAATAAAAATACATTTTTAAAATCAATTGTAGATAATTTATTTAAATAACCTAATGATATGGATAGTTCCTCTACTAGTTGCACTTCTTTTATGGTTTCGTCTAAAATTTTGGAATCGTCAACCTATACGTCATTATTTGACATTGTATAAAAAAGGAATACTTTCCGACCATCCTCTAGACAACAAGTTTGTAGTTCCACAAGTATTGTTTTACGATGTAACTGAATTAACTAAAGAATTAGAAAATGAACTCTATGATTACGTTAAAGAAAAACAGACTTCTTATCATAAAAAATCCCATTTTATGGGATTTTTAAAAAAGGGATATATTTCCATCTATTATGAAAATAAGTCTATTCGCGGATGTTTGACAAGTCGAGAAGTAGAATTTACATTCAATAAAGAAACAGTAGACGCTTATTCTACGGATTTTTTGTATGCAGACACATCCTATGTTTTGAAATGTTTGATACAAAGCCACGAATATAAAAAACATACAGTTGCTTATCCCACCTCTATTTTTACATCCATAAGTAAAATCAAATGGGTAATGCCAATCACCACCTATGACATTAAATGGGCATATACCAATTCATTTCAAAAATATATATTTCCGGTAAAAACAAGGTTTGTAAAAGCTACTCCATCTTCGTTGAACGAAATTTTTAGTTTTTTTAAAACACCATTTGTATGTCAAATGACACCGACTTTTTATACATTATCGTCTCTTATTGAAAGTCAAAATATATCTATTTATTCCATTTATAATCCGTATTTAGTTGCCATTTTATTTTTTAAAAATACGTATGAGTTAGAACATGATTTATCCATAGTTGATTGGATAGGAACTATTATAAAAGAGGACATTCAGTTACAAGAAGTCATTTCAACCATAATACATGGTATTCGTAACACATTTAAAATCGTACGTATTCACCAACTATCCCATACCCCACCTTATACTACCCATTATAAAACTACACAATGTAGGAAATATGCATACAATTATGGAATTTATTCGTTGCCGCCTTCCCAATGTTTTTTCTTATAATACAGCGTGTTGGAATACATGCATTTCAAATAATTAAATGGATGTTAAATCGTATTAAACATTCATGTATATATCTATCATTATGAAAATATATACATCATTATTGGGTATAAATATAGCAGTCAATAATTTGAATACTAAAACACGTTGGATTTATGACAAACCTGCACTATTACATCAAGCTAACACATGGTATACTCAAATTCCGTGGATAAAACCCTATTATGCGATAAAATCAAATCCATTGCCGTATGTAATCAATGACCTTGTTCAGCATAAAATGAATAACTTTCAAATTGGGTTAGATGTTGCATCTGTAAAAGAAACAAACAATGCTTTAATGTACACAACTATAGAGAATACAATTTATACAAATCCACATATAATACCACATGAAATAAATAAAGATTTTCAATTTAATATAAAAGTGATTGATTCCTTATGTGAATTAGAGTTGTTACACAAGAATAATATCAAATGCCCCATTTTGATTCGAATGAATAGTGGTGTAACGATTGCCAATATTAATCTTAATTCTAAATTTGGAGCAACAAAGAAAGAAGCTTATGAGATTATAAATTTAGCTTATGAGTATAATTATGAAATCAAAGGAGTATCGTTTCATATTGGTTCGGGTGGAACATTTTCAAGAAAAGAAGCGTTTAAAAATGCCTATTATGTTAATGCACTACCCGTATTGAACTATATTGAGTTATTCAATGATGACAAACTAATATTAAACATTGGTGGAGGATTTTTGTATGATACTGATTTAAATGATGCACTCGGATGGACAAAAGATTTACCTTATACAATGATTGCAGAACCTGGAAGATATTTTTCAGAACCATCACATGATTTATTAGTACAAGTGATTGCAAAAACACCCAAAGGAATATTTATAGATAATGGTGTATATCATGAATTAAATTGTTATCATCGCGACCATTGGACTATGCCAAGATTATCCCATTGTATCCACAATGGGAAACTACAGAATATATATACTTATAAGTCACAAGTTGTATTTGGCCCCACATGTGATAGTTACGATACATTGGGTAAACAATTATTGCCTGACGATATAGACGTTGGGGACTGGATACTGTTACCCAATATGGGAGCCTATACGAATGCAGGAATGGTAGAATTTAATGGAATACGCGGAGCATCATCTCTATTTTGAATATAAAATTATATGAACTGATTATATGTATACAATTAAGCAACATAGTTACGATAAGGCAAAAAAGTTGGGCGTGCAAATAAAAGCATCTACACGAAAAAATAAAAAAATAGACGTTTATAAAAAAAACAACCGAATTGCATCGATTGGCGCTTTAGGATATGGTGATTATCCAACTTTCAAACAAACCGAAGGAATTGAATCTGCGAACAACCACCGGAAACGATACAAAATTAGACATGCTAAAGATAGAAAAGTGAAAGGAACACCTGGTTATTACGCCGACCAACTTTTGTGGTAATAAGTTTTTTTATTTTTTTTATTATCCATTTAAAATACATATGAATACAATTCAAACCAATTCCAATTATGTTGTTTTTAAGAAAATATTATCTATTCATTCGGAAGACAGAGACATTTATCAATGGGCAGACCCAAATCATTTTGAAATTACCGCACCTGTTGAATATAAAAATGTGGTGAGTCTTCGATTAAACGATATTGAATTACCTTCTTCTTATTATGTGTTTTCGAATATTAATCAAAATACAAAATTATCTTTTTCTATTCTTCCTTCAGGTACCAGTTCTCCATATGCATCTATATTGTACGGTAAAGTATTCACATTAATGATTACATCAGGTACTTATAATCATGACCAGCTTACAATAGAATTAGCAGGTACACTTAATCAACTATTATCGGATTATATTAGTAGTAATACTATATCTATAGCAAATAATTATAATTACTTTAGCGTAACCTATAATCCAGTAACTATGAAAATGATGTTTTTAAACAAACGTGATAATTTTCAATTTGATTTTACAAAAGTAGAATCTTACAATACATGTGATACAAAATTATCTATAGCGTATTCGGTAACATGCTACGATAATTATACGAATTGGGGGTTAGGAAGTTATTTAGGATTTGATAAAAAAATATACACGTCTAATCCGATGAATATCATATGTACAACTCCTGTATCTTATTACGTAATTCAACCTGAAAACACGTTGAATTTATACGGAGATACCCATATTTATATGGAATTGATGTATTACAACAGTATGGATGAAGTCAATCCTTATGCCTATAAAAGTCATGCATCCAACAATGCCAAATTTGGTGGCAAACATAATTCGGCTTTTGCAAAAATACCTTTATTTCAACCTAATTCTGTTTCATTTTCAAGTAGAGAAACGTATTTGTCCAACATCTTTTTTAGCGACCCTCCTCTAGAACGTATCCAGAAATTTAAAGTAAAATTTCGCCATCACGACGGTAGACCGGTAGATTTCAATAATTGTAACTATACTTTTACAATTGAAATAACAATGTTGAAACCAGATACTATTAAACCATTCATTAAAGTCAATTCTTCAAATTATTGTTTATAATATTTCATTCTTTTTTATATTTTTATACATGATTTTACATTTTTCATAAATAGGTTCAATTACATTTTTTTGTTCTATAATTGGAATAGTTAATGAAATAGTTTCACAGCATAAAGATATTGCATAATACAACAAAAAACGACGACGTTCATTACATGCAGGTGTATATCGAATACAAAATAAGGATAGTACCGATTTCATAATTTTTTGAATCGTTTCATGTAATTTGGATGAATAATGAAGAAATACTTCCCATACTATCCATATAGAATCAGCTGAATGTTTTGCACATAAATTTCGTTCATGTGCAACACATTTTTTTTTACTGGTATATTCCAAAATCCATTCAATCCAATAACAAGCTTCTAATGTATGTTTACTGAAAATTTGATAAGATAACTCATTTAAAGGTACAAATAAGGGTTTAGGGTCACTTGATTTAAAGATGGATTCTATAAAAGTTACTGAAGGAGCTTTCAAACGGTCTGTTGTCAATAAATTAAAATCAGACATGTTAAATTTTATAATTTCATAACTATGATGTTTGTTCGAAAGACACAAAATAGTAATAATTTCAGAAAATAATTTACGAACCATTTCATTATTTCGGATAGACAATTCATCCGATGTTTCGATACATTGTTTGAATATAGTAAATCGTGATTCTATGTAAAATGGTAATTTAGGATTAGATACATGAATATGTTTAGCATAAAAAAATAAAATAGTTTCCCAAATATCAGTTACATGACCACTGCACAACAATTCAATAAACCAATACATAGAAGGTTCAATTTTGGATTGAATCAAACTTTGCAACAATTCTTTTTTTACAGCACTTCTTTGATATTTTGAAAATGTAGTAGTACGAAATTGGTCTGTAGTTCGTTTATCAGAAATTATTTCCATAGTGTTATGTTGTATAAAAAATTGAATAATAATACTCATTTGACTCAATTTCAAAATGGAACTACCATGGATACTTCTAGGCATACTCTGTATTTGTCAATATTTTATAGGGCTTATCCTAATGGAACATCGCAATTCAATGATAGAAAAACAACGGTTTATACTAAACCAAACCTATTCGACCTAAGTATAGATTTTAAATCCTAAAATATAGTATGTTGCTCTATCTATTACTTATATTTACTATTTTAGCTTTTGTTATTTCTTTTTCTTTTTTCAAGAAACAAAAGAAAAACAATCAAACTAAACAAATTACTTTCAAAACCAACAGTGATTTATATGATAAAGAATATGCAGAAATGTATGATACTGTTATCTATGATTATTATCGAAGACAAAAAGAAATTAACACTGTAGTAGCTGCAACATTTCCAGATAGTATAGTGTTGGATTTGGGGTCAGGTACAGGTCACCTTGTACATGAACTGAACCAAAAAGGAATTCAAACTATTGGAATTGATAATTCCTATGATATGATACGCTACTCTAAAAAATATCCCCATCGATATTTGGAAAAAGATATGTTGGAAATGGAATCTTTTTCCCCTAATTCATTTACTCATGTTACCTGTTTTTATTATACATTGTACTACATCAAAAATAAAGACCAAGTTTTTAGGAATGTGTACCATTGGTTGACTCCAGGTGGATTGTTTATACTACAATTAACCACAACATGTAACTATGGAAAATCTGCTGTACAAGATAGTAAATATATGTATAAACGAAAAATAAAAGATAACAATGTATATGAAACCATTACTCGTGGTAAAAACATAAGAAAAAATGAGCATGTGTTTTATATAGAACCTATTCCTGATATTGTAAACATTGCCCAGCAATCAGGCTTTATTGTGGTATCTAGTGAACAATACAAAGATAATGTATTTTATATATTTAAAAAAACAGAATAAATACATCTACATTGCTTCAATTATGGAAATAGAAGTATTTCGACTGTGTTCATTTGACAAAGAAGTAAATTATTCATTTGCACTCAAAACAAGAACAAAAGGTTCTTATCCAAATGAAAGATATTATACAACCAATAAACTTCAATTTGTTGGAAAACATGTTAGTAGTGCACGTTGGGGATATGGTGATAATGGAGGTGGGGCAGAGATATTTGATGATAATGGTAAAAGAACTGAAATTGTCTGTGATGATGAGGGATATACATGTTTTGTCGTAGTTTGACGTCTGCAGTTATTTTTTACAAACAGCAATGATATATTGAAATGGAATAGAAGTAAAATAATAAATAAGTATATCGGCAACCCATTGTGGTAACTGTTTTTTAGTTATAAAAGATATTAACAAATAATTATGATATGGATTTAATGTATTTTCTGTAGTATCTTGTAATTCTACTAAAGTAAACGTTTCTTCCATTTTCATTTTCCATTCGGTATACGATACTTTAGGAATACACAAAAAATCAACTATCGTGTCTACATAGAATGAAGAAGGCGTGTTATCTTTCATGACTATTGTGCTGCATACCAATATTCCATCTTTTTGTAATACATCAACTAATTTAGGTATTGTAGTAGATTCTGTTTCAATTGCAATGATTCTATCCCATTTTTTATTTTTTTTTCTTTTTTTTTCTTTTATGTTACCAAGATGCAATACCGTATGAGTTTGGTTTATATTCGCTTTACTATGCATAAACGAATATAAATTAGCATTTGATTTTTGTATTGTATGATTGTGTGTATCCCATAATCCGTAAGATAATTTATTAGGATTTATATAGTTTTTCCATAATTTATGTATTGTTCCCCAATTCAAATAAGTGTGAACAACATGATTATAATAGGCACGAGATTCAATCAATAATAATATAACAAACAAACAAATGTAACTAATATATTTAATGTACATAAAATGTACCAAAGAAATTAAGTTTTGATATTCTTTTTATTTTCACAAAAAGAATAATGGCTTTAGAGAAAAAAATGAAAAAAAATTGTATTCGAACAACAACGAATACAATATTAAATTCTTTTAAACAAAATGGATTATCAAATACAATTGTTGGATTAATCTATACTTTTGTACATTATGCTATAATGATGGCAGGAGCATTTATTATATGTTTTAATACAAATATTGTTCATTTATGTTGTAGTTTGATGGTTGTATCTTTAGATGCATTTTCTATTGTAGTATTACATGGATGTCCGTTGACGAAATTAGAACAGAAATATTTAAATACAAATTCATCGGAAGAACGTTATCGTTTTTTTAAAAAATGTGGTATTGTATATACGTGTCAACATGAATACGATAAACAAATTGAATTGTTGGTGAATGTATGGATGTTAATTGCTCTAAAATGTTTATTAATTACTTGTTTCAACACTTTTAACATTAAATTACACAATACAAATCAACTTTATACATAAGTTATTATACGATAAATAAATACTATTTAGGTAGTATGACCGAAGATAAAAAAATAAATTTGAAAAAAAAAGTAAAAGAACTAGAACATAAAATAAAACAACTAGAAGAGGTTACAGTTGGAAAATCTATTATTAAAAATATATGGACATGGATAACCATTTTAATAGCTATTTATTGTATTACACCTAATCAATATGGAAAAGGAATATTAACCTATTTTATTTTATTTTTTTCTTCTTATTATTTACATATTGAATCTCATAAAGTGGATACTATATTTACCGTTTTACATAGGTATCATCACGACCACACTAATTTATTTTCTAATTTAATTCAATATTCTCTAGAATTAAGTATTCCTACTATTTTTTTAATTATTTATTATATATCCGGAACTATTCTGTTAGATAAATGGATTATTTTATTTTCTACTTTATTTTATTCCACTATTCATAATATTAATTATGGATATTTACATGTCAATAATGTTCACACGTTACATCATGAACATGTTATGACCAATATTGGACCAGACTTGTGTGATATTATATTTGGTACAAAACATCCAGATGATACCATAGAAAATACAAATCATTATATACCTAATGTGATTATAATTACAATAGGTATTTTGTGGCTAAAACATATGTGTTTGTATGAACCGTTTAACACACTATTTTTTAAATATGGTTGTTATTTTTTACTCTCTTGTTTTTTATGTTGTCTATTTTCTTCTATTTTTTTATTTTATCGTTAAGTTTTTTTTTATTCACAACTTTCATTGTTTCTATAGCAGGTGAAAGAACACAACTCCATGATATATTCAATGAAATAATAGAAACCAAAATAAATAAAAGTATCGCAGTTGTTAAACTGATATCGTATCCTATTATTTTCATATAATTATAGTATATTATAATTGTATGAAAATAATTAAAAAACAATATACTCACTATGTTTCTGATAAAGTAGAAGTTAATTTAAATGCAGTAGAAAAATATAATGTTCATGTCGTTTATTTTATTAATGGTTTAATGAATTCAAATTATTTAGATTGGTTGTATAATCAAATACCATTGGTAGATTATGGATGTCCTATTTATATTGTTGCAACTATAGATAAAGAACAAGAAAAATTTTTAAGACAAACCACTGCCATGTTATTTCCTAAGTTTAACATTCATATTGAATGTTATTTTGAGAATGAGCATGAATATTCTGGTATATTAAAAGTATGGGAATTGGCACAAAAACACAATAAACGAAATGATATTATTTTGTATTTTCATTCTAAAGGTGTAACGCGTCATCCAACTTATAGCATGAATAGAAACGATGCTTATAATATTATTTTGAAAGACTTGAATAAAATAAAAGAAATATTTACCATTTTTCCAAAAATAGATAAAATAGGGTATTCATCTTCAATTAAAGGATTTATATGGTATAATTTTTGGTTTGTACGCGGTTCTTATGCGTACATGGTTGAAAAACCAATCAAAACAGAAAACCGATATTATTACGAAGAATGGTTGGGTAAAAAAGTACAAACAAAAGATAAACAAAATCATATTGAACGACCTTTTTCTTATTATACATATACTGCAGATTCATGTTATGGATTTAATGCCAATGGTAAAACGATTTTGAATATTGGAAGTTGGTTTGATAACACAACTAATAGATACAAACGGTTACCTAATTAAATATATTGGTTAAATATGTACAAAATTTTATTATTTTTAGGAATTTTAATTTTTATATTATTTATGTCATCTAAAGAAGGTTTTGAAACACCTTCAGTTACCTCTATTACTGATTCGACAAAATCTGATACTTCAGGTATAACAACACCTTCAGTTATCTCTATTACTGATTCGACAAAATCTGATACTTCAGGTATAACAACACCTTCAGTTACCTCTATTACTGATTCGACAAAATCAAGTATAACAACACCTTCTATAGGTAAATATGATTATTTAGCACCAATTCCAGTTGGAAATATGTGGAATCCAAATATTATTACTAAATTTGTAAACAGATTTAATAGTGGTTTAGGAACTGGTAATGATGATAAACTGGTGAAACCTGATGATCAACAAGTTAAATCATTTTCACTATATGCATTAGAAGAGGAAGCTGTTTATTACATCAATCATGGAAATTTTCCTGTTTGTTTGCATGTGAAGGATTTTTTTGATGCTAATCCAGATGTATATCCTCCTCAAAAAGTGGGTACTCTGACAATAACTACTAAAAATATATCACAATTTGTACCCAATCGTATACTATATGCATCGTTTTTAGAACCTAAAGAAAGTCAAGTTAACCCTCCACCTGAATCCTATGAAATTTATACAGGGAAGAAACAACCAACTGGCATATCGTCATCCTCTACTTTATCTCCGGCTGATATTGAGACACTGAAAACTGTTTCAGACGTTCAAAGTTTAAAATCTATTTGCAGCAAATATTAACGTCTTGATTTTTGTTTTCTTTTTATTTTTTTCTTTGATTTACCACCTGATGTAGAATTCATGACAGATTCATCAATACCCAATTTTCCGCATATACCCCTATAATATACCTATAGGAGGAGCAGTTAAAAATTGTCTTACTGTTATAGCAGAAGGTTTTAGTCTCTGAATATCATCTGGATATGGAACATTCAAAATTCAATCACTTGGATATACTCTAATAGTATCATAGATTTGGTCTAATGTTAACGGTGGTGAAAGTGCCATACTATACCTACAGATTAAATTTGAATGGCTCTTGGATGGGCTTTCTTGGTTACATAGGCCTTAAAAATAGGTTTGGCCAATTGGGCTTCAGGCGTATGGGCATGCACAGTTCTAGCAATCATCTTGTACAACTTGAAATCAGGGTATCGCTCTTCCCCATTCTTCTTGTACAATACATTTCTCTTCTTATCGTCTAAACACCATTCTTCGACCAATTCGTAGACGGGTGTATCATCTGGGATAATATCAAGCATAGAACAGGCTAACCTGCACAAATCGAAACTGTAATTGGGTTCCAACACTGGTTTACTTGCATCCAAAAAGGGTTCCATGTTGTATTGGGTTGCAGCGTCACCATCCGTATGGAAACTGTCGGACACAAACCGTTTCCCCTCAAACGTGTAAATAGCTCTACCAAAATCAATAATCTTGTAAATACGTCCGAACGTAGGAACTTTGTAATTGACGCTGTTGTGCGTATAGTACACGTATTCTTCGTCCGTATCTACATACATGATGTTGTTGGTGTGCAAGTCGTTGTGCGTGAATTGAAATCTCTTCTGGTACATAATTAACGTCATAATGACTTGCATCAATGCTGACGTAATTTCTTCGGGAGAAATACATTCCACCAACAATGAATCCAACGTATCTTTGCACTTCTCTAATGCGATGATTTGAACTGGAAATTGGTTGATTTCAGCAGTAAGCCCATAGGTATCAAAATCTTCTTCAGATGATTCCAGCTCATCGGTATATTCAGTTTCGGTATTGGACGATTGAGAAGAACTGTCAGATGATTTCGAATCTGCGTCGTATTCTTTATCTTCAGATTCTTCTCCAGAGGCAACTATATTTTCACTTATATCTTTTATTTCTATGCAATGTGTGCATTCTGGACATTCGATGCATTCTGTATTTTCGTTTTTACTTTCGTTTTTACTTTCAAAGGAACAGTCCAAATCGTCGAAAATGAGGGGAATGGATTCATCCTCCAACACTAGTTTTTGTCGGTTTCGTTGAGAAGACGACCCGTTGTTTAATTCTTTGTTCAACGTGAACAATGTGTTGTTGTTTTCATAGAAAAAAGTAGAGTTGTGCAACTGCTCGATTTCGTCTTCGATATTGTATTTAAATTTACGTTTGATTCCCAAATAACTTCCGTGGAATCCGATGCCATGGATAAAATTTTCTTTGGTAAGTAGTTGGGAAGACAAATAAGAAAAAAAGCTGTCGGTATACGCAGAGTTGTTGACTTCTGCTAATTTAGGAAAAGAAGGCGATAGGGAAGGAAGAGTAAAATCGTATGAAGAATACTTTCCGTTCAAGTACTTTAAGGGGTCTAACAATGGTGAATATTTTAAAAAGATGGGTATTGTGGTGTTGTTTAAAAGAGTTCCTGTAGCAGTATTGTAATCTCCTTGTTGAATTGTGGCTAATTCATAGTCATTTTCTAAATTGATGCTGTTCCAATTGGTAGCATTCAACACGAAAAATCTAGAATAGAGTGGAACATAATTTTGAGCACCTGAAATGTCCAAGACAGATTCCAATTCTTGGAGAAAAGTGCTGTTTTTATTTTTTTTATAAAACACCATACAAGCCGACTATACTTTTTATGGATAGGTTTGAACTAATTAAGTTTCAATTACTTATTAATTTTATATTCCTTAAACATGACTTTAGAACTAAAAAAATTTAATATGAGAGATATTAGTTTTAGACCCAATGAAAATAAGGGACCCGTTATTGTACTTATTGGTCGGCGTGATACCGGTAAAAGTTTCTTGGTTAGAGACCTCCTTTTTTACCAACAAGACATACCCGTAGGAACTGTGATATCCGGAACAGAAGCAGGAAACAGTTTTTACAGTGAACATATTCCTAAACTTTTTATCCATGATGAATACAACAGTTCTATTATTGAAAATATCTTAAAACGGCAAAAAACATGCATGAAACAAGTAATGAAAGAAATGCAAACATACAAAAAAAGCAACATCGACCCTCGTACCTTTGTCATTTTGGATGATTGTTTATACGATAGTTCATGGACCAAAGATAAATTGATGCGTCTGCTTTTCATGAACGGTCGTCACTGGAAAATATTGTTGATTATTACCATGCAGTACCCTCTTGGTATTCCGCCTAATTTAAGAACCAATATTGATTACGTGTTTATATTGAGAGAACCCTATATCAACAATCGTAAAAAGATTTATGAGAATTATGCGGGCATGTTTCCCACATTTGAATCGTTCTGTCAAGTCATGGACCAGTGCACTGAAAACTACGAATGTTTAGTCATTAACAACAATTCAAAAAGTAACAAATTGACGGAACAAATCTTTTGGTACAAGGCAGAAAACCATCCTGCGTTCAAGTTAGGGTCGAAGGAGTATTGGGAATTATCCAAGAATTTACCGGATGATGATGACAATGATACGTATGACCCGTCTAAATCTAAAAAGTCAAGTGGTCAAACTATTCAAGTAAAGAAATCTAAATGGTAGAATTGTTGGAGTAAATCTTTAAAATGTGTGAAGACAAAATGAGGATGATTTTCTTCCAAACATTTTTTGTGTAACATGGAATCTTTTTTGCAAAATAAATGGTCCACTTTTCCAATCACTTTAAAATCAGATAAGCCATCCCCTACATAAATAGATGTATAATTGGGTTTTTCATGCAACTTTATAATTTCTGTTTTTCGAATCGGTAACGTATCATTTACTTTCCATGATTGGTCTTCATTGTAAGTAAAATCGTTGCTGTAAATAATAGAGGAGTCGACATAAGGCAATACATGTTGAATAATAGTTTTAAACCCAGCACTTACAATGTAAAATTCAATGTTGTTTTTTTGTATCCATTCATAAAATTCTTTGAACGTTTCATCTACATCGTTGGCCAACGGCGTAATGTCGTAATGAATACCGTTAAACATTTCTAAATATGTTTCAGCAGATAGTTTGTTTTCTATCATCAACTGTTCAAGTTTTTTGTAAGTAGCGTAAGAATACACTTCTGCAATAATTTTATCAAACGCATCATGTGTAGTAATGGTTCCATCAAAATCACTATAAATGATGAAATTTTTCATAGTATACAATTATATTAAAACTTGGTAAGATAAATACCTGTATAGGCACCAGCTATATCGGCAACAATGTCCAACACACTCCCTATGAATCCTCCACTGCACCAAAACAACGTCTTTTTGGGATGATATTTGCGAATACCAAAATAATGTTTCCAAAATTGGTCTTCATGTAACTTAGTATCACACTCTAAACGAAGTAATTTTACTAATGGATGGGTATGATTTGTTTTGCTGATATATTCCATATATAATTCCATGACTTCCCATGCAATGCCCATAATGACAATAAATGTAAATCGGTTTGGAGCTAAATAGCCAACTATTAAAAATACGAGATAATGTGATAATGTCCAATTCGATAAATATCCGTTAAAATGAAGTGGAGTACAAATAGCGCAATTGTCATACCCGCCAAAAAGTTTGTTAATTTGTTTGATAAAAGTAACTAAAATAATAGATACTAAACCTAGAAAAAGTATTACTTTTATAGAATCATTCATACTATTTATTGTTATTTATTTTTTCATGTAATTTATCGTATAGATACGACAATAAACCTATTGATTTATCTAATTGAGCATTTTATAGATGGTATATACAGTTTGATTATTGATATATAACCATAGATTGTAAATAATAAATATAATTCCTGAATAAAGTATTTCTTTTTTATGAATAGGTTCATTCCATAATAAATAAAGCGGAACAACTTTGATGCATAAATTGATAAAAATGAAACGAAAAATATAGTAAAATTTAGATTGTAACATGAAAAAAATACTAATTATATTTTCAAAAAGTGATGCTATTAACCATAATTTAGGATTAATAGTAACAATATGCGTAAAATAGAATATAGACCATACAAAAATCCAATACGAAAATATAAAATCTGGACGAATAATTTGCATTATAATATAGTTAGGTTTTAACGTCTACGAGATTTGCGTTGTCTGCGTGTAGATTTTCTGCGTCTAGTTCCGCCTAATACTGCATCACTAGCACTATTTCCAAATACATTAATATTTCTGTACCATATTGGTTCAGATAGTTTTACAGTTAAAGGAATCATAGTTGGTTTATGAATTTCACCATCGGATAAATTTTTATAGGTAACTTCTGAAAATGGAGTTGTATATATTTTTGCTACATTATCGAATCTACGATGTCTTGCTGGCATAGATATTTTTTTCATTCCGTTTATAGAATTAGGTTCTAACATGTAAAAAATTTCAGGTAAGCCTCCATTTGGGTCGTAACGTGTATAATTTTTATCTAAAAAGGCAGTTGCTTTTTGTGCCAATAATATAGGGTTCGTGGTTCGTTGTACAGGTTGAGAAGGTTTTGAATTAAACATTTTAAACATAATATACCATTAAATTTAAGTTTTCTATGATGTAATAATTAAACATTCCAAATGCCCCTTTTCTAAAGTTGATATATTATTTTAATAAAATCCACTTAATTCAGGAAATTCAATGCTTCCATTTTCAGGATAGATATAGGGTTGATTGTTGTTGGTTTGCTCATAAGAACTCATGTGCGTTTTATGTTTGTAATTTTTCGATTTTTTGTAAGATAAATGTTTAAATTTAAAATGGGTTGGTTTATCTAATAAAACATCACTTGTATCATGTGTAGAAATAACAAAAGGTTCTGAAGTTTTTAGTTGCATTTGTTTTTTCCCTAAATATGTAAATACTAATAATAGTAAAAGAAGTAAACAACAAGTACCACAATATTTCGTATAGGATTGCATATATTATGTATACTTTATTTTAGGCAAGGGTAAATATGTCATTGCAAAATGATGTATTGTAGTAATTAACCACATTAAATGATACACTATCGAATTGTACAACGTATACACGAACATCACAAATGTATCGTGCAACTCTTCCGTCAATTGTTTTTTTTCGACCGTGTTTTTTAATTCTTTCACAAAAGAATTAAAAGTATTTTCTAGACCCATAACATAATCAAAGAAAGACTATTTAAAGATTTTAACGGCTAACTATACATGAATGTTCTTACCTTAAAAACAGTCCAAATTTCTCCAATGAGAACATTGATGACTGCATTAAAGGATATTTTATTAGAAACCAACATTATTTTTCAACCCGATGGAATGCGGATTATTAACATGGATAAATCGCATACCATTTTAGTTCATTTATTTCTAAAAGCGGAAAATTTTGAAGTGTACGAATGCAAAAAAGACAAAATCATTATTGGTGTTAATTTGCTTCACTTGTTTAAACTTATCAATTCAATTGATAACGATGATACGTTAACGTTGTACATTGAAGAATCCGATTACAATGATGGAATTGTCAACAATTTAGGGTTAAAATTTGAAAACGGCGACATTAAACAATGCAAAACTCAAAAGTTACGATTGATTGAACCGGACCCGGAAGAATTAGAAGTGCCTAATGTTGTGTTTTCGTCCGTCATTAATTTACCTTCTACCGATTTTCAAAAAATCATTCGCGATTTATCTTGTATATCCGACCGTATTGAAATTAAATCCGTTTCCAACGAACTCATTTTCAAGTGCAAAGGTACGTTTGCCACGGCAGAGGTACGTCGTGCAGAATCAGATGACAGCATGAAATTTATCCAGCAGCAAGATTCCAATAAAATCATTCAGGGTATTTTTAGTTTAAAAAATCTGGGGTATTTTATTAAATGCACCAATTTATGCAACCAAATTGAAATGTTTTTGGAGAATGATTTGCCATTGGTCGTCAAGTATTCAGTTGCATCTTTGGGCGACATTAAGCTCTGTCTAGTACCGCTACCAGATGTTTAATGAAATAAATAATAAAATTGAAATGATTTTATCTATTTAGAAGAGGTAATACGGTCTATCTCCAACCGAAACTATGGCAACCACTCGTGTCTTTCACTGCGTCAAAGGTCGTCTCACCGATGAAGAGCAACTTTCTCTCCTCGTATGGTTGTTTGAAGTTCCGCCATCAAACATTCTACTCGAAGGTAATAAAGTTACGGTTCCATCTAGTCGCGAAGTTCTGCATATCTACGACAACTACTGTACGACGCGCAACGCCTACAAGTTCTCTGCATCCAACGTTATAGGGACCAGATACGGCATCATGCTTCGTCGGTTCAATACAACCAGTCGTGAATCACATTTTCAACAAAAAATGGCCAAAGCTTCCTACGAGTCTAAAATTTTGACGGATTACGTTAAAATGCCATTCTCAGTTGACCGCACCGGTAAAACTGCGCTTGATAAAGCATCGGATGGTCATCCAATTGCAGGAGAATGGAATCCAAATACAAGCGAATGGGAATTCGAAGAAGGGCTCGGATATCGTAATACGGGTCTACTATTACCCCTCAGTTCCTCAGGTATTAAATTCCAGACCAACCGAAATGGCCTCGGCTACAACGGCGGAAAAACGCGGCGTTCTAACTCGCCAATCCGGTTCGTCAAACCAGCGGGCGTAGAGTTAGAAGAGGGCGAGGTATATAAAGTGGCGTAAAACTACAAAAAATGTCTAACATTTAAAAAAATATAAATACAGGTATGTGTGGCCATTTATATTTTTTTATATTGAATATAATATGGATTACATTGCGGATAAAATTGCTTTAACTGCATTAAGTAATAATATGGTTTCGTTAGGAGCATATAATTCTTTATCTAAGATACCTGAATATGGTGATATGCTTAAAGCATTTTGCATGTTTTATAGTCTTATTGATGACAATAATAGAGTAATATTAGAAAATTATATTAACAATCATTTGTCCGTAATGAGTACAAAATATAAAATGTTGTTGCTCCTTTGTCAACATGCACCTAATGATGATGTTGAAAAAAATATGGATGTATTGGCTCCAGTATTTACAGTATTAAACATGAATAAAACAGATGGTTTAGACAAATTTAAAGAAGTTTTGAATGTTAATTTTAGCAAAATATTAAATTTACTAGAAGAAAAACAATCTTCAATGGAAAACATACTAATGAGTGGGTTTGACTCTATAAAAAAACAACTTACTATAAAGGGAGGTAAAAGTAAAAAAAATAAACGTAAATACAAACGTAGTCGCCGTGTAAGAAAAATGGTTTAATTTAACTTTTGTTTATAAAAACGTGCTTTTACACCGCATTTGGATTGATTCAAACGGCATGTCAATATATCTTCATAAACCATTTTTCCAAATATATTTTTTTGACCAAATAGATAACACATTCCTATTTGGTCATCATACAATTTGACATAGGGATAATTATTTTTTATGTAATGCACACAGTTTATACAGAACGGTTTTTGTTGTTTGATAAAAGATGTAAATAAACTCATACATATAGACATAAAAATATCTTTATCTTCATTTTAATGAAAAGTGTAATTGTATATAAGTTACCAATTCCAAACGAAGTAGTAGACCATTTGTGTAGTTTTATTTATTATAGAGTAGATGAAACAATATCTAGAAACAAAACAAAATACAACAGTGTAATATGCGATTTATTTTTTACAGTTCGAATCGAACGTGGGGTTCATTATTATGATTGGAATTATAGTTTTAATCAGTGTTATTCTACTGTATTTATTTATAATGTACAATGTAATTTTGATATACAAATTTACATGTGTTGTAAATGCGGTAATTATACACATCCAACTAGGAAATGTAAATGTATGAAATTAAAATACGTAATATAGCTGTCCAATTTCTTTATCATTTTTTAAGAGAGGTGAAAGATGTTGAACACAAATACTACTGTTTCTAAAAACAATTTCTCTATTATTTCTTATATTTTCTGAAAAATATTGTATTATATATTATTCTTTATTGGAAGAAATATATAATACTATAGTATGGCAGCATTAGAACCAGGTCCAGCACGAAGGGTAAAAGAAGGTGGATTTGGAATAATAGATATAGTTCCTGGAATAAACGATGTTATGCAATTTCCATTTGATTTAAATGAAGTAAGTAAATGTAGTCAGTTACAACCAGAAGCATTACAGCCAAGTGATTGTGGTCCAAGTTCTCTATATGTTTTACAATTATTAAGACGAGATGAAGCACTTCAATTAGTAGATAAGCAATACAAATCATCTGGAGGTGTGCCATTACATCAACAACCGGTTACAGCTGAACCATTTACATGGGAGTCTATAACTAGTCATTTACAATTAAGTGATGCTGCTAGAGACCCTACTATGGATTATACATATAGACGAATGACTTTATATGGTTCTACTGATTTGATACGTTATATATTATCCACATTTAAAAGAAATACAGCAACCTTATTGGGATTAATGTTATCTAGATATACCGAAATCACAACAGGTAATCGTGTTAGTCATTGTGTAGTAGTTGGAGTTCATTCTGACGGTAATGTTTTTATAGCAGATTTACAGCAATCTAAAATAATGTTAGGTAGTGTTGCAATTAATGCATATATTAAATTACTTGGATTTAATGATGCGGGTAACACAACAGAGCGTAAATGTAGATTTATATTACCTACTATTTCTGCGGAAAAACGCCCTTCAGCTGTTCAGCCTAGTATAGACCCTTCTTTAATGGGTATGCACTTTACCCCTACACCTGTTATACCAACTTTAGAAGGACAATTTGTTTTTAATATTCAACCAGAAGTAGATGATGATTCAGCTTCTGAAAAATCTATAGGATCGTATAAAGGTAGTCTGTTTTTAGATGGTGATTTGTTAAAAGGATTTGCCAATTTAAGTTTAACAGATGTAGAATGTGGTGGTGAAACTTGTCATATGGGTCCAAGAGAGTTTGTTTCAAGTGTTTCAGATATTTCCCCTAATAAACAATATTTACAATCTATTCTACGTGATTTAGAGATAAATAGAGAACAATTAGTTGAACCTAGACACAACCTAACGTTATCAGATGAATTTTCAGACGTCTCAGATTCTGACAAAAGTGAAAAAAACCCACATGATGAAAGAGACAGTCAAGAAAGTTTTGGAGGTAAAACAAAAAAAGTAAAAAAATATAAAATGAAAAAATCTAAAAAAATGAAAAAATCTAAAGTAAAAAAATCCAAAAAAATGAAAAAATTAAAAACAAAAAAACGATAGTGTAAATCAATCATCTTCTTTACGTTCTTTAAAATACGTCATAATATCTTCTTTAAATTCTTGAATATAGTATGGATACCCTATTTGGATTTGTGTCTGGAGCCGGTTCTAAAATATTAGATGATATATTTGATATTTACGGTAAAGAAAGTGTAAATGTGTATGTATTAGAAATACTAAAAAATGCATTTACGATGTTGTTATTGTATATCATCCAATCTACAACTAATTCTTTTATCTATTGGTATTATTTTTTTATATTTATACCGATTGTCATATTACCCAAAGCTTATACAGTAGAACCTTATTGGGCAACTCTCTCTCTATTATTTTTTCCTATTATTATTTACAAACTTGTTACTTATCGTAAACCTATAAAATTAATTATACTGTATTGTATTTTATTTTATAGTGAATGGAGTTCCATGTTTTTGACGGAAATTGGAGAATGTAAAATACTTTTAAAACCATGCCAAGAGTATTTTCCAACATTGTATTCTTACTTTTTTGAAGAAAAAGATATGGAAATTAGTAAAAAAAAATTACTTGTCAGAAGCATAAATATACTATTATGCATTGTTATGTTACTCTATGGTAATCATCAAATTACCAACTATTTTCAAATAGAAGATAACGATTTTATATCCATTCTTCCAATTACGTCATGGTTTATATTGGGCTACAATTTGATATCTGTTTTCAATCAAAGTTATATGATTTTTTACAAAGGAGTTGAAAAAAAAGAAGGAGTTTTTGAATAACCGAAAAAACATTTTTTTTCATATATGAATATAACATGAAAAAAAGTATAGTTGTGCAACAATTGCCATTACCTCAAGATACAATTGATTCAATATGTAGTTTTATATTTTATACAAAAACACAATCGGTCATACGAAATATAGCCAAATATAATGTAGTAGTAAACGATTTGAAACGTATCCTTCGTGGTGGTTCATTCGAAACCAGAGAATTTCCATGTGCATTCATTTATTATTACCATCCAAGAGATATAGATTTAATTAAAAATATAATTATTTGTAACAGATGTGGTGAATATATCACCAATGAATTTTGTAGATGTGATTAATTATTCATTCAAATTGTTGTCATATTGATTTTCATAATAACCGCATTGACAATTACATGTTTCCATTCCAGCAGATGTATCGCATACTAAGGAACGTTGATTACACTTGGGACACATTCTTACATCACACCACCACGATAATTACGAGTTCTGCGAGTTCTACGTCTACGTTGATTTTTCGAACGTCTGCTAACTCTTTTTGGAATATAGTATAAATATATTTTATTGCTAAATAAAATTGAAATGTTTTTTTTGTATTTTAGAATAGTTACACAATATGGCGTACTTTGATGCTATAGTTGAAATTCCGTTTGCACCTCCTGGAGTGAATGCGTATATGGTTTGCGATTGGTTGGAAGACGAGTTAAACAACGGCATTTATCAGGTTACGGAAGAAACGGTACGCACTCGTCGAGGAAAACACAAAAAAATTACCGTGAACGCCTCCTGCCGAATTCACACCTATATGTTTAAAGAAGCCGACAAAACGGGGCGCGTGATTCGTTATTTGCCGTACAAAGGTAAAACCATACGGGTACGTATGTGGGTAAGTCGACATGTCTAATCTGTTGCTTCGTCTGTTGCTTCGTCTGTTGCTTCGTCTGTTGCTTCGTTTTTTTAATAATAGGTTGAATCATGCACAAGAGTAATCTATTATATCAAATATCCTTACCAACGGATATAATTAATATTATTTGTAAATTTTTATTTTATACGGTAGAACAAAGTATTGAGTATCACAAACAAAAATATTATGATGTAATACGCGATGTACCACGTACAAAAATAACCTATACATTTTCACAAGGATATATGAATAGACTAGAATGTTTGGTTACTATTGTTCATATGAACAATTCTCATCCCATTTGGTTTCGGATACGTATATGCAATGAATGTAGACAATATATTAAAAATCCAATTTGGAGAACACGATTATTTGTGTGCCAATGTTAAAATTGAAATATTTTGAATATTATAGTATAGTAAAAAATGGAGAAAAGCATGATAGTCCAACACCTGGTGTTACCTCAAGATGTGTTGGACCATATTTGTAGTTTTGTATTTTATACAGAAATAGATGTAATGATACGAAATGTAACCAACTATAATATTGTACTAGGTGAGTATAAACGTGTTCGAAAAGAATCACTCTTATCATGGGGACCTACTATAATATCCAACTATACTGTTTATTTCATTTTACCACGTGGTAACCAACTTATTCTTGCTAATCTATGCTCTACTTGCGGAAATTATACAAAACCATTGTACCGTTCTAACCATATTTTATGTCAATGTGTAGTTTAATTAATATATTTTTTTAATATATGAAAACAATAAGAAATAGAAAATTTCGTGGTGGAAATCCAAAAAAATCATGTAAAAAAAATAAAATAGATTGGGAAAGAAATTGGAAACAGAAACTTGGTTATGAAAAATACCATCCACGTATGTTATATCCGGGACCAAACACAGAAAATTTACCTTTGATGAACGGATTAGAAAGTGATGTTGAAGGGGTTCATAGAACTTGTTTTGAGGAATCCAATAAAGATTGTCATGAAAATAAACGTGATTGGGAATTATTTTGGTCCAAACAATCCGAACATACCATCTATAATCCAACTACATTGTATGAGGGAAATGAAGTTAATCTTCCTAAACCAAAAGGTTTAACCGACGATTTAGGAAACCCGAAAACATGTGATAAAGCTCCATTATATTTACAATCCGACCCCCAAATAGATAAAAGTTCTGGATATAAAGTAATAGATATGTCCGTTAGTGATGCATTAGTTCATTTTTCAACTAAAATTGCAGAAGAATATACAAAAAGACTTAAACCTTTAAAATGCGACCATTGGTCTCTTAAAGAAGTAGATACTCAAGAACATTTTCATTTTTTTGGCATGATAAAAAATTATAATTATGTAGTAGTAAATCCCGACATATACTTAAATGCATTTCTAGCAGCTGCGGAAGTTCTTGAACGTAACGGCTATACAGTAGATAGAATGGATCCAGGCAAAGTGAATATTGTCTATACTAATACAACAAACTCATTGGCTGTTAGTTCTGGGTTTGCAGTTCATTGTGATAACGATGGTTATAGAACTAAACGAATTAGTTCTGTAGTTGTCTATGTTCAATCTGATTGTGAAGGAGGAGAGTTGGAAATTTACGACCATATTCCTTTGTTTGGAAAACCCGTACTAGAAGATATTATTTCACCTCAAACAACAGATGAAAGTACACGAAGAGTGGTATTGTTGGATGGAAACAAATATCATTATCCAAAACCAGTTAAAAAAGGAACACGAATTGCAGTAGTATACAACATTAAACAAAAATATTAAATAGTATCTTTAATATATGAAAACAAGAAAAAACAAAATAAATAACAAAATAAATAACAAAATAAATAAAAGAAAAACAAAAGGTGGGTTTTTATATAAAACAGACCCATATAAATCGTGTGATGATAACAAAAAAGATTGGAGAAATGTTTGGAAACATAAACTTGGATATGAAAAATACAATCCACGTACGTTATATCCTGGAAAATATAATTTAGTCGGAAGTTTGCCAAAGGCGTTTGGTTTAGAAGGTGGTAAAGATGGACATTATAGGACATGTCGCGAACCATCGAATAAAGATTGTGCTGCAAACAAACGGGACTGGGAATTATTTTAGTCAAAAAATCCTAGATATGCTACCTATAACCCATCCACTTTATATGAAGGAAATGATGTTATACCTCCTGATATGTATGGGTTAACCGATGAAAATGACAACCCAAAATCATGTCATACAGGTGCTCCTGGTGAACCTCGTCTTACCAAAACCGATTTGTTGCGTGGAATTAAACCTATGAACGAATTGCAGTCTACATAAAATTTGAAACTATTTTTCTTTTTTTTATAACTCTAAAACAATGGAAAAGGCGTTGATTATTCACAAAATGCCGTTACCACAAGAACTAGTAGACTATATTTGTAGTTTTGGATTCTACACATTAGAACAATGTATAGAACAAAATAAAAAAAAACACAAAAAAGTGTTGAAAGATATTAAAGATGATGTTCGAATTAATAATGTACCGTTGTATACACCCAATGGAACAATCATGTATTGTATTTATATAGAATTTCCAATCCGTCAACGTAAAGTAATCTATGCGAATCTTTGTGGTGACTGTAATAATTTTATTCATTTGAAACGTAAATCATTTGGGTGCAGATGTTTATTTTAACATGGTATGTATTTTTTTGCCCATAAATGCAAAAATACTAAATTTAATCCATTTTCCAAGAAAAGAAATAACTATAAATTCCCACAATGGATAGTTGGTTGCACCGGCAGCTATTCCTGCAATGTCAAAAAATGGGTTTGGAACAAGAGACAATATAAAAATAGTAAGTGTACCGTTCATTTTCATAAAATGATTTATTTTAGTATTCCAATCATAATTGGGTAAATAAGAATGTGTAGCGGAACCTATAAAATAAGACAATAATTCGCCCGTGACTGCTCCTAACGTAGTAATAAAACTAGATAGGATTGGATGATATATTGTAGCCCCTAATGCTGCAATCATAGGTGCTGCAGGAGACAAAATAGCCACGTTACCTATTGCGCTAATCAAAAAAATACCTAAATATCCATATTTTTTAAATTGACCAAGTTTATTACGATACAAAAAAGCAATTACCATTAAACCGATAGAAAGAATACCAAGAAATAAATGAAGTTTGTCCATACTATTATTTATGTTTTTTTGTACGACCACCCTTTATACCAAATTCTTTTTTTGTTTTAGTTCGCCAATTCAAAATATTTTGTTCGCCTTCTTTTCTATTTATTTTTACAGTTCCATCTGACCAATATGAATTTTCACGATTGTACAATGTAACACCTCCCACTAGAAAAAGAATACCTGCAGCAACCATTATTATAGTAGGGTTGTTATCCATACCATAGTAATATAAAAAATTATATCCATTGTTATATAAATGTCCATTGATTTTGATAAAGCTTCTAAGGAATGGCGTAAAAATAAAATTAATGTGGGTAAAGGATATTTTCAATATAAATGCTGTAAAATAGATTGTGAACATCCACTTTATGTATATACGACGCAAAATAAATTATTTTCAGAATTTGCAAATAATTTTGATTTATTAAATCAAAATAATCCAAAACAGTATAAGTATTGTGAATATCATTTAAATGAATAATTACGTTTATTTTTTTTAGTTCTTTTATTTTTTTTTCTTTTAGTTCTTTTATAACGTCTTTTGGAAACACCACCATTATATGTCTCTATGGGTGTAACTATTTCAGATGCATTTGGAGGTTTAGGGGGCATTTCTGCTTCTTCAAATAGTGATTCTTGAGTTGGATAACTCACATCTTCTTCAGCTGGTGATTCTTGATGCATATCACTCAATACAGCTTTTTCAGATTTGGATTCTTCAGCGGGTGATTCTTGAGACATATTACTCATTGCAGCTTCAGTTGGAAGATGTATACTACGTTTTATGATTGTAATTTGGGGTGTTTCTGTTACTATTTCAAACTTTAAAAGATTAACATATAAGTCTAAAAGTGCAGCTTTATTTCTGTTAGCAGGTACACCAACTGCGGTAGTACATCCATGTTTTAATAAACCACCATTCTCTAATATAGACTGCAAAAATGTTGTTGCTAATTTACGTATTCTTATTGCCTGATTAGAACAAAATAATGAAATTTCAATACATTTTTCTATATCTAATCCATAATCACTAAATTTAATTTTGTCTGATGAATTTTTACAATCAACATCTATTATTATAAATGCAAGTACATTTTTAAACTTGTCATTTGAAATAAAAAATCCATGCATTCCAGAATCTTGTAATGCTGACAACTCTAGAGTTTCTAAACTTTCTGCAATTACATCTCTATTACATATACCAATTGTTTCTAACATTTTTTCATATTGTGGATAATTATCTGAATGTATATGCAGCATGTCATACATTTTTCCATTAAATTCATATTGCATATATTATTTATTTATTCTTTTTTTTTGGAGGAATGCACCCGCTGTTTCGAACACGATTCAATGCAGATTTTACATCATTTTTATCTTCTCTAGAATAATCAGTTCTTTCTATAGTAGATTTGCTCAACCCTGAAGAAATGATAGAAGTTCGTTGAGAACTATCTAAAATACCAACCTTTTTAAATTTATTATGTTTAATCATATTTTCAAGCACATGTTGTCTGGCTTTTTCTCGTTGTACTGCAAAATTTTGGTCATGGGAATTGGTAGGAGAATTTAATGTAGTAATATCGCTACGATGAACTC